ATTGGAGACCATTAGACAAAAAGCTGCTACTGACCAAGTTGTGTTAACTTACGCATAATTTTATAACAACTGATAATGTGAATTTTTATTAGTTTTATCTTTCACGTTATCACTCGGGGGATTTAATTCCCCCTATCCATTTAATTACGCCAAACAAAAAAAAAGAAAGCAGTTTAAAGTCATACTCAGGACTTGAAAACGTTAGAAGTATTTTGCTACTCCCACGTTTTCCAAAATTCTCATTAATAGTTGATCATTATAAGCCACTCCCGCAGCTTTTAATAATCTAATTTGATTATTGATATCTTGTCTAACTCTAAGTAAGTCAGACACGAAATTTTTACCATAACTCTTTGCATTTCCAGCATCTATATTTCTATAGATACCTTTTAATAGTCCTATCATAGTTTCTTTCTTTTCCATATAAATACCTCCATGTAATATATTATATACTTTATTATATATAGCTAAAAATTACTTATCTTTATTGCCGTAAATAAATGAAAAGGGAGCATCTCTACTCCCAATCATCTACTTGATACATCATCTAATACTGATGCTTTGTTTTTACTTAAGTTCACTATTTCTTCATGTTTTATTAATGCACTACTATCATCTACATATTCAAATCTAACTATAGGTCTTATAATACCTTTATTGATAGTATTATTTATTCTAGCAGTTAATATAGCTACTCTTTTAATAACCTTTCCCTCTGCATGTTTGATATGATATATTCTAAATGTGCTATCAGTAAACAACTGAGTTACACTTAAGCTTTTATTTACAACACTACGATACATTAACACTTCATCATAAAATATATCCAATATATCAAGACAGTCGTCTAGATTTAATTTAGGATATTTCTTATACGAATCTACTATATTATTCCAAATGTTAATTATCTTTCTATCGCTGACAATTCCATCCCAACTATATATTACGACAGAGTTATCATCATCTACAGATTTCTTAAGCTTATACAATTTAAACACATCAATCACCTTTCTTATCTTCGTCAAGTTTATTTAAGTTTTTTGCTATTATTCTTCCAAGTTCTTGTAAGTCTTCTACACTTGTAGTCTTAGGGTCATAATGACTTACTTCATCCCCAAGTTTCTTTAGTGTAGATACTATACTAGAAATTTTAGATATACTGTGTATATGAATATCCCCTACAGTTATATTAACGATGCTTTGCACAGTAGCATCTAATCCTTTTTCAAATTCAGTATGTGGGTGTTCTACTTTTATTTTTATGTCCGCTTCCTCTTGGGTTTTAGACATATTAGGGTTTTCTTCCGAAGATTTATTAACTTCGCAATTTTCTTGGACAGTATCTTGTACACTTGTTTCTTCAAATTTATTTGTATTTCTAGCTGATTCAAATGTTTCTTTTACTATCTCTGTAGCTGTATTAAGAGCTTCTTTATTATTTTCTATTTCTTTTTGTAACTTCTCTAGAAAGTTCAAAGCTTTATCTGGAATTACTGATTTAAGAGCTTCCTTATGCTTTGTAATCTTCTCTAAAAGACTCATAGATATTATATATAATGCGTCAACACCCCAAGTAAAACACGCATAAAACATGTGTGCAGAAAGTGTTATAGTGATTTTCACTGATTGTAAAAACGACTCTTTTTCTCGTGACATTTTTAAACACCCCTTATAAAATAAATATTTCGACACTATATTGTCTTTTTCCTTAAAGTATAATTGTTCACCAGATAATTATATATATTATACCGTATTTAACGAACTTTGTAAAGGAGATTTTAATATGAAAAGAATTTTGATTACAGCAGATTTACATTTTGAAAGAATAGAAAAGGAATTAATTCCGTGTCTTTTATCTTATATAGAGGATACGATTAAAACATATAGACCAAATATATTCTGTATAGCTGGAGATACTACTGATGATGCTAACCTAAGAGCAGAAACAGAGGAGTTTATTAATCTAGTTAGCTTTATAGAAAACATATCAAAAATATGTAGAGAATATAATACGTGTTTTATAGTATTAAGAGGAACTCCAAGTCATGATGGAAGAATTATGGAGAATATACATAAGATGCTTGATACGTTTATATACGTGGATAAAATGACTAATATGGAAATACAAGGAATTTCTTTATTATTAGTACCAGAATTATATTATCCAAAGTATGAATTATTCTTAGAAGATTTAAATAAACATACAAAATCGGACGTGGTTATATTCCATGGTATGATGGACTTTGCTATTCCAGCTTTAAATCAAGTGGATAGTAAATTTAATATGGGACGTTCTATAGTCGTAAGTGAATATGACTTTATAAATAAAGCAAAATATCTTGTAGTAGGAGGTCATGTTCATAGTAGTATATCTAATAAGAATGTTTATTATACTAATAGAATAATAAATGAAAGAGGGCACGACCATAATAAAGATTATGGACTTAAACTTATAGATTTACATAGTAATGATTACGAATATAGAACTATAGAAAATCCTTATTTAATAAAACATGAGTATATAAATTTAGATTTTACGAAAAATACATTAGACGTTCTTATAGCGAATAGCATTAGACCTAGCTATGATAATGTTATATTTAATGTAATACTTAATAATGAAGACCAGACGAAGAATAAATATAACACTTGGAAGCAAAGCATTAATGCTAAATATATAAAGAAAACTAATGTGAAAGTTGAGAAAGAATATGTAATTAATAAAACAGTATTGCAAACTCAGGATGCAGTACATTTATTAAAAGATATCTATACAAAAACTTACAATAAAAGTATCCCTGAGGATATATTAAAACGAATTTTAGAAGGAGATAACGAATGAGAAAAGAACTTATAGTGGCTGTATTAAACTGTATCTTACAAGATGTTAAAGATAGAGCTTTCGTATCAGCTGCAAATAGATGCATCAATAGTATGAATCAAGAATATAAAACAGATAAAGATATACAACTTTTACTTCATGTTTTATCTAAAGTATTAGATGAAAACATTATAGATAGAAATGAAGTTATGTATGAAATAAGTCAAACTGAATTTTCAGATGAAGTAAAGGTAAATATAAATGATGATAGTTTCTACACTGCATCATTTAGAAAAGATTTATTAGACACTATCAATGCGATTAGTGTAAGAAGTAAAGTAGAGAATACTGTTACGACATTACAAGATAGTCTTAATACTATAGAATATGCAAGTAATAGTAAAAAGACAGTAGATGCTATGCGTACATTTATGCAGGCGTCTGATGAATTATATAAGCAAGTAAATATGATTAAGATAGGTTCTGCGTCATCTAATGTATTGATAATTGACCCTGATGCAGAAACTACACATGGAACTTTAACACCAGTGTTAGTAGATATGCGTAAAGCAGTTACCCATAGAATTAAAACCATCCCAGCAATAGATATGCTTTGCGGGGGAGGGTTTACAGGAAAAACGTGTATATTATTCGGAGCATATACTGGTTCAGGTAAATCAATGATACTTCAAAATATTGCATTATATACTAGTAAACGTAATAGATGTGATATTATAAATGAAGAATATAAGCCATGTGTTTTATACATAAGCTTAGAGCTTACAAGAAAGCAACTTATGGTAAGACATTTACAATGGTGCGGAATATCTATAGATGAAGAAGAAATGAAAAGGATGACTGATGAAGATATAGAAAGATTAGTATTAGAAACTAATAAGAAAAGCGGACTTCAACTTCCTATAGTATATATAGAAAGACTTACTGGAGACTATTATACTACTATTAATGAAGTAGATGATGAATTTAATAACTGTGTAAATTTAGGATTTATGCCTATAATGGTACTTATAGATTATGTAGATAGACTAGAAGTATATAGTAGTAAACATCAGCATTTGGGAACTACAGGAGCAGATGGAGCAGCATTACTTAGACAGAAAGTAAAAGAGTGTAGAGACTTAGCAGTACATAAATCAGTTCCTGTATTGACTGCGGCACAATTATCTGGGGAAGTAGGAAATATTATTGGAGAATGTGCTAAATGGCCTAGACAAGTAGACCCAGTACTTAACTTCAGTCCTGGATTATTAGCTGGTTCTAAACTTCTTTCTACTGAATTAGAGCTTATGATATTCTGTCATAAAACTTCTATTGAAGAAAGAAATGAAGAGACAGACCAAATCACATATCAAAACTTTATGAGTATGGGAGTTAAGAAAGACAGAGATGGTACAGCAAGATATAATCGTAGTCCAAGAGATATGGATAATGAAACTATGTATGTTCATTATACAAAAGGACTTCGTAACTCTGGACCAGTAAGAACTCTTATACCTAATAGTAGCGAAATACACGTAGTTATGCCTTTAGATAAATTTAGAATAAGAGAAGATGATTATGGACGTAGTATTAGAATGTTCTATTTATCTGATGATAATACTATGAGTTATGAACCGTTTAATATGGATAATAATACTACGTTAGATGAATACGTATTAGATACTGAATTGGAAGAGGATGAATTAAATAAAAAACTTAGGTCTATATAGAATAGTTACCATATCTATAACTATATATATTTAGGTATTATTATACAATTTTACTTTAAAAAAATATAAGGAGGAAAAGAAAATGTTTAACGTCGAAAGAAATCAATTACTAGATTTAAGAGGGAGAATTTCGGAACATCTAAAGCATGTTCCAGCAGGAGGAGATGGACTATATGGAACAATTACAACTCCGTTTGATACGTTCATAAATAACTACTATAATCCGACTGCATTTAGAAATAGGTATGACTATTCATTTGCATTAGTCAATGATGCCTATAAAAGAGCAAACACAAAACCGTATGCTACGCAATTAGCTGTAGCACAAAACCCAGATGTAATGAATATCGTGGGGGATTTATGTAGCAATCTATATAATTTTACTAATGATAGAGATTTAATATCATTCAATAGAGAATTATATAGAATGAGTTATATTCAAATGTTCCCAAATAATGCAGATGGTTCTGTTACAGAAATGGATATAGCTACAATAAATCAAGCTAATCCAAATTTCTTAATTGGACTTTTAGCTAGAATGGGAAGTATTCAAACTTCATTACAAGATAAAGAATTACTTAAACCAATGATTAATGAAGATTTGATAAGAATGCTAGGTATACTTAAAGCAAATGATGCTAAAGCATACGCATTGGCATTAAAACTTTGTAATATTACGGAAAGTTATTTTGCATTGGCAACTTCAGTAAGTAATATGGCAAAAGCAGCTTTAACTATAGCTCCACAACAACCGACAGCTGCAGTAGGACCTACAGTAGCAGTAGGAAATGTTCAAGCAGCACAAGTAGCGACAGCACCTCAAACATTATCTGTAGGTGATATGATAAATAGATATATAAATGAAATATCTATATTTGCACACTTACCTATCTATAGTGCGTTAGTAAGTGGAGCTACAAGATTACCAGAAACAGCTTTAGATAATATTCATTTAATGTTAGCTGAAGATGCGTTAGGTAATCCAAATACTGTATTTAAATTAACAGTAGATGATAAGTTAGTATATGCAACTAAGTTAGCTGCAAATACAAATGTATTACCATATAAAACAGGTGTAGTAATAGCATATGCACTTGGATTTATGGGATACAGTAATTTATCAGAATTATTATCTCAATGTGGATTTGTATTAGCAGATTATGCTGATTTTAACTTACGTAACGCAATGTCATTTGATATACATCACAATACCATAATTAATACAGCATTATTCGCATTGAATAAAAATAATGGAACAGTTGGTCAAGTAGTGTATAATTATATCATACACGTATTAGCTAAAGGACAAGCTGTTAAGATTCAAGATGTCTTGGCATATACTTCAACATATATGTCAAATCCAGGAACTTCAGTTACAGTTCAAAATGTAGCAAACTATATGCAAACTGCATTCCCAACTGTATTTGGTCCAGCATCTGGAGAAGCTCTAATGGTCCTAGCTGATGCAATATTACATTTAGGATATTAGGGAGGTAGAATATGAATGAAGCTATCATATCTTTAGATGAGGATAAATTCAAAGAATGGCTGGAAGACACAGCCTTTAGATTCGATAGCTTAAAAGAGATAGAAGCTCAATTATTATTACCAGATGTAGAAGTTGAGAAACTTTCTCCAGAAGCTAAACAGAAATATTTAGAAAAGTCTTCTTTCTATGAAAGATGGGTGTTTGATGAACACTTTGATAGTAATAGAAAGAAAAAATATATAAAGAAAGTTAGAAAAAGACATCCAGACTGGAAACTGGGTATGGATAGAACCGAGCCATATAAAACTATAAGTAATATCCATGAACCAGAAGATGGCAAAGATGAACTATTTCCTGGATTTAAACTTTCAGAAGCAAATCAAAACGCCGTATTGAAGTCATTAGAACCATACGGCGTAACATCTATATTAGATTTAAGCGAAGCTGCATTAGACGACTTCATTAAGTTTAATATAGCTATGGGCTTTTTTAATGAAATAGAAGATGCCTGTAGAGCAGTAGATAAAGATTATTCTAATTTATGTACTAGAAACCTAACACCAGGAGCAAAGATATATCAGAAGTTTATGAGATATCTTGATGAGCCTTTGACTGAAGAAGAGTATGAAGAACGTAATGGACGTTTCTTAGATGAACATATTAAATTTATCGAAGAGGCAGAAATAGTTCCAATAGTGCATGAGAATGGAGATACAAATATTAAAAGTCCTCTGTCTGTTGAAAGGATTACAGAGCATGACTTTGATGAAATACCAGAAGATAAAAAGCTGGTGGATAAGTCTGACACAGATGTTAAAATGGAACATCATGTTGAACTTACGCCAGGAGCAAGAGAGATGTATGAACATGTATCTCAAAATGAATACGCAGATATTCAAGCACGTCAACTAGGAGTTAAAGGAATCGCTATGGACGATGACTTAGAGAAATTTGCAGAAGAAGTTCAAAGAGTTCAGAATAACCCAAATATCAAGGCTATCGACAAATCTAGACTTGAACATGTAATACAGTCATTAGCAGATAATAATAATTATCTATTCTTGACTGATGAACAGCTAAAAGCATTATTCTATTTACCAAGACATAGTAGATGGTTTAAACGACCATCTGAGAAAGTTTATCCGGAGGATGCACTTGCAGATGCCTATAGCGATGAGCATGGAATGGTAGAAAGAGCTAGCGATAAATCTGTAATTGATTTAGATAGAGTCAGAGATATCAGACTTACAACTCTTACAGATTTACAGAATAAGCTGTCAGTGGCCGTCGACAACCTCCGTCCACAATTACTAGCATTGGGAACATTACTAAACCAAGAACAACTTTCGCAACTATCTGTAATATTCAAAGTAGCAGGACTAGACTTTGATGATGTAGTACAAGAAAAACAAATTGGGGAAAGTACAAATGAATTACTTATATCAGAATTATATGAAGTATTATATAATTATGATGAAATAATATACCCAAATGTTAAAATGGCAAAAGATATAGTATTTAAGCTTGATGATATGATAAGTAAAAAGATACCTAATATAACACCAAAGATTTATAAAACATTGGTAGACTTGGCATTCTTAGGATTTATTAACAGTAAGATGTCAGAATACACTTATATATCAGCATGGCTTAGTTTAGCAATAGAGTATTTTGAAGCTCATCCAATGTATACATTTGTATATGATAATAAAGAATATACTGTGAATATGTTAGAAAGACTTCATGCAAGAAAAGGGCAAAAGATAAATCCACTGGAAACACCAGTGATAAATGAAATAGAAGATTTAGGAGGAGAAAAGATGATAACTGTACAGGATAAAGACATAATAGAAAAAGCAGCAGCCGCAGTTCAAAGCAATTTTGGACCGACAGCTGGTATTCAAATTGGTAAGGGTGAATCAGACCCTTGGGGATTAAAGAAGGAAGCTGGTAATGTAGTAATGCCAAATGTGACTATAAAGCAAGCTGCTCCGATTAATCCGAAAGCACCAGCTACAAATTTATTTAATATAAATACAGCTGAAAATGATAAGAAAGTGTTAATGGGACAAAGGGACAAATTACCAATTATGGGAGACCAACCAGCACCAGTAGTAAATCCTAATTTAGGAATGCCTAGTGCTCAAGTAGTCGAATATAGAATTGACCCAAACATAGATAAAGACTATTCATTTGGTACTCAATATCTATGGGGATTACCTGAGTTTAAATTAGATGAGGAAATGTTTTATATAAATGATAAAGAAGTGGCTGTTAAATATGCAGACGGTAGAGTATTTATAGTTAATAATGTATGGATACCACTTATGCAAGCAGCGTGGTCTTTAATAAGAGATGCTAGAATGAAAGCAATAATAGATAAGGGAGGATATCCAAGACCATCCGAATTTGGAAATACAGATCAACTTCAAATAGGAAGTTGGAATAACTTCCCAGCACACTATAGATATAAAGTATGTTCAACACACGACAACGTGTTTAGAGTAGAAGTAGCAAATAATAATAATTTTCAAGGAGGAATAAATATGCAAACAGCAAGAACTATTAATGGAATGGACGGATTTGGAACAGGAGTAGTAGATAACAGATTTAACACAGCAGCAGGAGCTTTAGCAGGAATGCCAGGTGTACAACCAACAGTGCAACCAGTGGCTCAACCAGCAATGCAACAACCAGCAGGGTATGACGTGAATAGTTTATTACAAACTATTCAACAATTACAAGCTCAAATAGCAACTTTACAAGCTCAAGTACAAGCTCAATCAGTTGCTAGACCAAGTGGGCCTGCTCAAATAACAAATAGTGGTTATACACCAGGAATGTATACTCCAGGATATAATAACTACAATACTCAACCAGCAGCTGGAAGTATTTATAATTTCGCAGGATACAATACAGGATACAATAATAACACAGGGTACAACACAGGATATAATCCTGGTTTAGTTAATCCTTTAGCAGCTCAATTAGCAGGAGCAACAACTCAAACTCAAGGATATGCTAATTATAATATGTCTCAACCTACATACAATGTAAACTTGAGACCAGCTCAAGTTACTAATAGTGGAGTTTATAATCCTGTAGTAGCACCAGTATCTAATTACGCTCAACCAGCTTATAATTACAGTACACCGGCGTATAATAATTATCAAGCACCAGCAGTAAATAATACAATGGCAATACCTGCGGTAAATGCGTTTGCGGCACCAGCTTATAATGCACCAAATTATAATATCAATCAACCAGTATTAGGACCAGCTCAAGTTAATAATAGTGGATATAACCCAGGAGTTTACACACCTACTAATACAACATATCAAGCTCCAGCTTTCCAAGCTCCAGCTTATAGTGCACCAGCACCAGTTGTAAATAATAATATGTATACTCCAGCATCTCCACTTACAGCTGGATATAACGGATTTGCATCTACATCTGCTATGGACCCTGCTTTAATGAACGTTGGAGTGGCATTTCCATCAGGTGTACCAGGTGTACAACCAGTAACATCAGCATCTCTTAATGCACAAAATCAAAATGTATTTGGAGGAACTGTTGGAGGAGCACAACCAGTAGTTTATTTCTAAGGAGGAGAATATGTACATAAGTTTAATTGAGTTAAATAACGTTATAGTAACAAATGGCATAAAGCCAATTACAATAAAGGAGTGGTATCCTCAGATTAATCCTGGGGATACTAGAATCCCTATTTCAGATAAAAATGAAATTCATTATAGTATGAGTAAACTTTGTGCTAGAAATGATGCTCTTATTAAATCTGGAAATATAAAATTAGTAGTAGGACCATTAGGTATGTCTATGGATTTCGATAATTATAAAAGAACTCTTGATGAACTTTTAAGTTATTTAAATGCAAGATTTCCTAATGTTAAAATAACTACAGATGATGCTAAGAGCATGTATACTATTTGGAAGAATACTACTAGTAAATATGCTGTATCTGGAATATTAAATATCACTAATAAACCTATGGACCTTACAATAGATACATTGGCAAATATATGGGTTCCAGAAATTAGTAGTGGATATGCTATTCCAGATTATCAAATAATGTCAGCATTACATAAGTTCGTACCAGAACTTACTGACAGTATAGTGATAAATGATTATATAGTAAATTATATGAATACTTATTTATGTAATCCAGCTGCGACAGCATTCTTATCGGTAGGACATTATGATATAGATGCTATGAGTAATTTCGTATCACAATTACTTCCAAATGTAAAGAAAGAAACTTTGGATAGTATACTTGAAAAGCCAGTTGACCCAAGTGTACTTCCAGAATATTATATGACTATGATGAGAAGTGGATACGATTATAATATGGCTAAAGCTTTATTATCATATCATAGATTGGTAATAAAAGATACTGAAATTAAAGTAAGGGAATCTGTAGGTTTACGTATGGCTGCAGACCCTACAATAAATATTACCTTACCAAGTAGTATCTTTAGAGATGTATTTGATGTAAATAATAGTGACGTAATATCATTCATCTAATACGTCGAAAGTATATAGTTATCTTACAAAATAGATAACTATATATATTTGGACGTATTATATAATTCGTCACATATTATATCATTATTATTTTAAAATTATAAGGAGGAAAAAAGTATGCAAAAAATTAAAGACTTATTAAAATGTTTTGAAGGTGAGTTATCTACATCTATTAATTTCCAAACAAGAAATAAATTAATAGAGTTCCTAACAAATCAAGGTTACACTGTTTACGGGGGACAAAAGAGACTGGTAGTTATGGACCCACAAGGTTATTCAGTTTATAAGATAGCTTGTGACTTAATTGGTATTCAAGATAATATCAATGAAGTTGCATGTTCTGAAAGACTAGTAGAACTTTGTAATGAGGGTGTTTTAACTAGAACAGATTTAACTCTATTTGCTTTAGCGTCAGTTGAAGATGGGGACCCATTTGTTATTAAACAAGAAATAGGAAATCACTACGATAACGATGCGACATTTCTAGATTTCCATAATAAAGAATCAGCAGCTAGAGGAGGACAAAAATCTACAGCTGATACATTCCCATTATATGTAAACAGAACACCTAGATATGCAAATGAATATAATAGAATAATGTCTATTATATCTAATCATTTTGTAGCTAGTGACGTATCAATAGCTAGAGAACCAAGAAACTATGGATTTAATCCACATTCTAATTCTCTAGTGTTATTTGATATGGGAAGCGTGATACCTTTATTTAAAACAAATGGAGTTTATGATAAACCACTATGTCCAGCATGCGGACAACACACAATGGTGTACACTCCATTCTTATTAGGTAATGGAATGTCAGATGAAAAAGTGGCTAGTTTAGGAGGTTTATACGGATGTACAAATCCAAACTGTACACTTTCAATAGTATCAGGTAAAGCTTCATTAGAAGCACAAGACCCAGTAGGACAAGCTGACCAAAATGTGTTCAATAAATACATTAGAGAACACATGTTCCAAGTTAACATAATGAACTTAGTTCATGGATATACTTGGGTTCCAATTAATCCACTAAATATTAATAATATATTGGACTTAAGAAATGACATAACAAATGGAACTAGAGGACTTGTTAATATCACTACTGATGCAGATATGATTAAAATCTGGAATAACTATATGACTAGAAGTTCTTCTATAATTATATCTTCAATGCCTGAATTATTGGAAGCTCCAGTAGCAAATGGACAAAACTTAAAAACTTATAGCGTGTTTGCTCAAGAAATAATGACTTATATTTCTTCAAAAGCACCAAACACATTTAAGAACGTAGTTATTAATCACTTAGTAGCTATGTTATATTTAAGAGCATTAACATTAGTATTAGGAAAGTATCAAATGTATGCTGATTTATGTAATAGTATTAACTATGTACAATTTAGAGAAGCTATATCAAGATATGTTACTGTTACTAATGAAGCAGAATTACAAGTACTATTTAATACATTGAGAGGTGTATAATATGGACTTAACAAACAGAGCAGTCTCAAGAGATTTAATTCTTGAGAGAATGAAATTATATAATACTGGAGAAGACTTAGAGCTTCAACGTATATACAAGTTCTGTTTGGGGTTGAATGATATTTCTGATGATACCTGGGTACACTGGTGCACAGGAGCTACTCTTAAAAAGGTAGATTTCGCAGAAGAATTATCATTTATATATAATAAGATTTGTGATGGGTCTATTGACTCATCACAACCTTTATATGTTTACTTCAAACATATGATGTATAAACGTATAAATAACATTATCAATACAGTTCCATTAAATGTTATACTTAATTCAAAATCTAACACAGATGGGACTTTATTTAAAGACATTTTATTAAAATTAGGTGTAGTGGATAACGGTGAAGTCGTACCGCAGGAAGATTACGATGAAACCGATTTTATAAAAATTATTAATAAGTTTACGCTTGACATGAGAAGCAAGCATATTTCAAGGAGGAAAGAATATGGACAAAACTAACAAAATTGATAATGAAGATTTATTAAAAAGATTAGAAAAGGGAGTAGACATTTGGAACCTATCTGATTTTCATTCTGATTTAAAACATGCATATACGTATGCATTAACATTACATGATATGTCTGATGAAAAATTTATAAAATTCATTGAACAGGGTTCAGATTTTGACTTAGGATTTAAATATTTAAATGATCGTGTCTATGATAAGTTTGATGATGAAGTGTTCGTAAATATGGCACATAGCGAACTAGTTAAATATATCAAATGGCAATTTTACAGTAAAATTAAAAAGTTACAAACAGCTGGACGTGGACTTGAAGATATAGTTCGTGATAATATGAAACATTCTAGTGTCAGAAACTGGTGCATTACATTATATATATTAGATGACACTGATAACTTAGTACGTCACGAAGAAGCAAACTTTGATGACCTAGTGAAAGAAATTGAACTATTTATAAAGCAATGTCAAAAGGAAACTGAAAGATATGAAAAGTATGAAAGCCTAGTTTGTGATTTAAGAGATATGATGGAAGATAATGATTTAGAGACAGATAACGTAGACGATATGAACACAACAGCTTTAAATGTTATCGACCAGTTAGAAAAACAATTAGCAGAAATAAAGAAAGTTGTTAAGGAACATCTTGATGATAAGATGAGAATATAAAGGAGGAATAGTTATGAAAATGAATGCAAATTTAGGAATTAACGGAAATGGAAACTTTGGAGGAGTGCAACAACCAACAATGCAAGTAGCTCCAGATGTGTATGGATTAGGAACACCAGTAATAGAACAAACAATAGTTCCAAATCCATTTGGTATAGATATAAATAAAGTATCTATGAAAGAGTTAGCAAGCAGTGAAAGTGTACTAAACAGCATTATTGAAATGCTTCCAGATACACCAAACTCTGATGTAGCTATCAATCACATTAAAGCTCTAGTAAATAATAGAAAGCTTTCAGTAGAGAAAGATATGTCACCAGTGACAAAAGTCTTTACTGAGAAAGTTGATGGAGCTTTAAAAGAACTACTAGTTTCAAACCCAGCTGGATTTGATAGAACTGTTGATAGTATCTTAGCAAGAGATACTGCATCAGTAGCACCAGTAGGAAATGTTGGAGCTAAATCTAAGTATGCTGGAGTGGGAAATAATGCTATGTATGAATTGCTTAGAGCTGCAATATCTTATATGAATAAACAAAAGATTACTAATATTAATCTTGGTAAATTTAATAAGATATTAAATGACATGGCTTCTGAAACTAAATCAAAGAAATTTAAAGAGGTTATAAGTAGTACGCCAGTGGCAGAACTTTATAACACATTTAAAGGAATGATAGGAGGTAATAAATAATGAACGACTTAACACTTATAGTATGTTTATATAAAGCTCTTGGAGAAAGAGCTAAAATGTCTGGAGTTGATAGTTGGGGATTGCAAAGAGTGTTTGTACAAACTCAAATAAAGCAAAATGGTAATTATTATTTCTGTGCTGGAGTAATAAAAGACATATCTCTAGTTGCTTGTATTCCTGTGTTATTTATAGGAAGTTATGATGAAGTTAATGCAAAGTTAATGACATTTAATCAAGACCCAAGCACACAGGTCGACATCATGACTGACACAGAAGTTAAAACTATGTTTGACAACCAAATAACAATAACTTCATCAGTAGGAAATAATATGATAAAGGCAGCTAATAGAAGTCCTATAGAAATATTAGGAACTGCTATTGATAATGCACTACATGATTATCAATTAGCTATGGCAACATTTATAAATCAATATCCTGGTCAAACAGTATATGGATATGCAATGTTACTGCCTAGCTGGAACTATAGCAGCAATCATATGTATAAACCATTTGGAAGTACTGTATTTACATCAGGTTCTGGTATAGATATTGTGCATAAAGGTATTGAGATAAATGGAGGTCAAACACAATATATTAATGATATTCAATTATCTGGTGAAGTTGTCAGAGTTGTAAAACATGATAATATAGTTTAATTATTAACCCCTCTGTTACAGAGGGGTATTACATTTAAAAATGAAAGGATGATTAATATGAGTAAAGCTAAAGAATTATTAGATAAAATAAATAACACTCCTGATGATGAGTTATGTGAAAAAGTTGGTAGAATTGAAGACATTCTCACTATACTAGATGTTATAGAACATGAATTATTAGAACCTGGAGAAGATTATGATATAAGATCTACTAAATACAATAAATTAATAAATCTTATGAGAAAAGAAGCATTCAAAGAAATACCACCATTAGTAGATTTAGCAGTAGTGGGTGAAACAGGCTTGATATTCTATATAACTGAAATATTAGATAATGAATATATAATCAATGATATGTATGGAATAGTAAGTTTAATGTCAAGAAACGATATTATAGATATCTTTACAGATAAAAATAATATCGAAGACTCTGAAAAAATAGAAAAAATAAATACAGAATTTTTAAATAAAAAAGGAGAGTAATAATATGATAACAAGAAAAGAAAAGGCTGAATTCGGAAAAACTGCACAAGGGACTATAGAATTATTGAATAAACTTTCACCAGAAATGAAAGCAGAGATTGTTAAAGCATTAACTGGAGGAAGCGGAAGAATTATGGAAGGGATTGTAGAAGATGCTATTAATAATATAGCTGCAACTGGAGAAGTTCCTGTAGGAGCTGTTGATGGTGTAGAGGCCATTGAGATGTCCGAAGTAGAAGCTGAGTATCAACTTAAATTAGCTGCATTAAAACAAGCTGAAGAAGAAGCTGAAAAATTAAGAAATGAAGTAAAAGAAGCAGGTAAAAAAGTTGTTACTGAAGTTCTTAATGAAAAAGTAACTTTAGGTAACAGTGGTATAACAGTTAGAAGAGGAGTTATATTCAATCCACTTTTAGCTGGTCTATAATATTTATAAATGGAGACGTTATTGTCTCCATTTTTTTTTTACAATCATCTGTTTTAATATAGGTATAACTATATATATTATGCAGTTACAACTAATTTTAAAAAGGAGGAAAAGAAAATGAAATTTAAAAGAGAAGTAAGTGAAGTACAAAAGATTTACAGTAAATGGTTTAATAGCTTCCAGTTCACAGGATTTCTAAATGAAGAACTTCTGAAAACTAAAGACAGAGATTTCTGGAATGCTATGTTTAAAGACATATTTACTGACTGCTACACATCTTCTATTTATGAGGGTGTTTTAGTAGCGTATAAAGAGGTTCCGTATAGCGAATTAGTAATACAGAATACTATACTTCTTACAAATGATGATGATGATATATACAAACCAGCTTCAGATGTATATGCATCGTTATATCCAAATAATGTTAAGATTTATCGTTGTATGTTTGCGGTATCTCCTATTAACAGTACTACTGCAAGAGCTGGTGCACAACTTTATAATACGTTGCAAAAGCTAAAAAGAGATGACGCAGGAAATTTTATAGGAGAATTTGCTGGATGGACACCTGTACCAAAGGTATTAGATTTCTTTGAAAAACAGCTTACACTTCACAGTTATGATATGACTAAGCTTAAGAACGAAGAAACATTATTGGCAAATAAGCCAGTAACTATATTAATGCCTATACCAGAACGTACAGGATATTATAATATTAATGGACAAGATAGAAGACCTTTATTAGGAGAAACTTATTATCATAATAAGACTATCTATGGACAAATAAAATTTATATTTAAACAACGTGCTAAAAAGAAATTCCAAAAATGGACAGCACATTTCTCAGTAGGACGTTATATTAAAAATGGATATAATAAAGATATATTCTATATCAAATTCTTTGGAGAGCAATATATAAACCCACTAGAAGTATTTGAAGAGAGTGAGGCTAAAGCTTTAGTAAAGAAGATACTGGAATCAGATATATCTGAAAGCACTAGAGAAATAATGTTAAATACGTATGAAATGTATTTGATGGAAATAAATCTAGTGAGAACTAAATTTAAAAATAAAGTACCATCTATAATAAAATATATACAAAAAATGGATGATGCTGGATTTGAAAGAAAAAAGCAAATGTATCTTGATGAGCAACGTAATAATATGGATTATAGCGAAGACTTAGAAGATATATTGGCTGATGATGAAGATGATATAGAGCCTATCGAAGGTGTAAATCTTATTAAGAAAGACCAACCATTTACAGTAAATAGAAACACGATTACTGTAGACTTATTATATAAGCTTATAATGGGATATGATGGAAAAACTCATTATTCATTCTACAGTCATTTAGAAAATGAATTACTAAAGATTACAGATATGACTAAGTCTGGATATAGAGGAGGAAGTAATGCAGAAACATCTGTTCATCCTCGTGGAATGCAATTATTTAAAACTATGGCATCTAATAGTGATATTATGATGACTAATGATAATAGCAATCCAATAGATATATTCAAGATGGTTTCATATAAAAAGAAATTATTTGATGTGGATACTTCAAATAGTAGTAAGAAAGGTGTAAAGTCAAAACCAGTACAAGACCATGAAAGATATAGATATTTAGGAGTTAATTATGGAGTTATAGATAGCCATACAGTAAAAAGTCCTAAAACATCAGGAATACAAGGTAACGCAAATATTTTACAATGTTGGGCGGATAGATTTATTTACAGAGAGGAATATGAGGTGAAAGTAGATGAGTAATGCAGAAAATGCAGGAAGAGGCTCTAAATCAAATTATAGTGTACGTCCGATAGAAGACTATGCTATATTTGCGATGGAAACATCTAGATTTTATGATTATTATGTAAATAGAAAAAAGATAATGGCTGCATATAATAAAATATATGATGTAGTTTTTGAATTAAATATGAGTGTAACTAAAAAAGTTAATTTATTTAAGTCATTAACTTTGAATTTATACACAATGTATCCAGAAGTATTAGATACAAATATAGATGATGAAATAAGTAAGATAGCTAAAATGTTAAAACGTAGAATTCGTAGAAAGCACTAGGAGGAATGAAGATGAGTCTAGCTAAATTAATAGATATTAGACATGATGATTACGGTTATACAACTAGAATAGTATGGGCGTGGTATAATAATACCAATGCTAGTGTTACTAAAAAGATAAGATTGCTTAAAGAGTTAGATGCTCTTGATTTAGAGTTCGTTATTACATATGTTGAGTGGCTTAATGAACAAAGAATACACTGTTTAAAAAATATTATTAGAAAAAGAGGTGGAAGATATGCACGCCCTGTTAGATGATGGATATAAACATACTGTAGAAGATGTGATATGTATGTTAAATAAATGGGCAACATATATACATGATGCAAAGCTAGGTAAACCATTGCATAAACAGTTTGGGAAAGCTAATATAAAGACATATAAGCGTATATATAAATACAGACATTCTAAAAAGTCTAAATGGATTGGAAAGAGAGGGAGAATATGAAACCACTTACATCAAGTAATATATTAGTAGAATTAAATAAAGCAGTAAATATTATATACAAAGGTGAAGGACATATAAATAAAGCTAAGAAGTTTATAACTGATAGTATAGAATATCTAGATGATGTAATATATCAATATAGGGTATACGATGACCATGATGTAGATTGTATGGCATTTCCTATTGTAACTGTGAGATATAATTTAAGAGAATTAGTAGAATGTAAGTTTAATGACAAACTTCTACTAAAGAAATCTGACAGAACTATTGAAGATTTATACTGGGATTTTAAAAACCTAAGAGCGTCAATCCATAATCAATTAACATTATGTAGTAGAGAAGTATCTGCAAACTTAAAATCAAGAAATCCTACATTTGTCGGAAGATATACAGAAGCATGTTTACAACCTACATATAGTAAAGCTATTAATTTGATAGCTATGCTTAAGTCTGAAACAAAAGAATTATTTGATGATAGATGGTTTGCACCTCTATTTGATAGAAAATATAAATTTTAAATGGAGGTAACAACGTGAAAATAATAGAGATAGAATTCATTAACCACATAAAATTTAAAGACTTTAAACAAAATTGGAATAATTCTATTATATCTATTGTGGGTCTAAATGGAAGCGGGAAGTCATTCCTGCTTTCATCACTACATCCTTATGGTAGTTCTGATAGATATAGTAAGGCATATCCTGTAGTTCCTGGTAAATCTGGATATAAGAAAATCGTATATGATGTTAACGGAGTTATATATGAAACTATACATGAATATACAGCTCATAATAATACTCATAAATGTAAATCTTATTTGAATAAAATAGAGAATGGAATTAGAGAGGAATTAAATCCTACTGGAAATGTAGACACATTTAAAAGGCTTGTATTTGAACATCTTAAATATAATTCAGATATATTCGATATAGGATTTATTTCATTTAAATCAAATGGAATTACAGGTACTCCTACTAATAGAAGAAAAGTATTAGAAAGTACTGTTGATATGACTTTAGTAGATAAAATGAAAAAGAATGTATCAGTTATATCTTCTAATCAAAATGCATTAGTAACTATTAGTAAGAAGAAACAAACAGACTTAGCTCAATATGGAACTATAGAAGAGATAGTTACAAAGATAAATAATAATAAAGAAAATATAGCAAACTTAGAAAGTAGAATATCTGATATAGATGAGAACATAAATACTATTAAACGTTCTGAGAATGACTTATTTGAGCTAGATACAAATATATTACCAGATATATCTAAGTTAGTACAAACTCTTTCTAATGTAGGTGCTAACGATTATAATAGCTTACTAGAGAGACATATTAAAGCTAAATCATCTATAGATGGATTAACTGATAAATACGATAAATACAATGGCATTAAAGCTGATATTATATCTAATAATGCTCTAGTAATTCAAAAAGATGTATTAGTAAAAGCATTGAATACAGCTAAAATGATAAATGATTCTTTAGAAAGTTCACTATTATCAACTGTAACTATGCTTGATAGATATAGTGTAGATAAGATAATATCTAATCTAAAGATAATAGTAAATATATTAGAAAAGATAGATACAGTTAATACTAAAGTATCAAACATCAGTGAGTCTATAAAAGAGTTAGAGCATAATGTCAGAGAGTATACAGACTTCATAGTTGTATACGAAAGAAATTTAGAGATGTCTGATAATAAAGAGTATAAAGTAAACTTTGATGATAACTGTAATACTTGTGATTTATATGTACAAAAAGTTAAAAGTAAGAATTTTATAGAAAAAAATAAAGATAGATACGAAAGCTATAAAAACTTACTAAATGAAGCTAACAGAGACTTAAAGATATTATATCAAGTAAGTCCACTATATGACCAAGTAATTAATAGTGATTTAAAAGACTTAATAAAAGATAGACTTGTGGATAATATATTAGGTAGTAATGTAGCATATGTACTTAATCTTATAGAAGTTATATCAGATAACTGGAATGATTATAATAGTAGAAATGAAGATATAGCTGATAAAGAAAAGATGATAGAAGAAGTTAGTAGCGGATTTAAGTCTGTAACTCATTCTATGGAAGAAGTAGAAAGTATGTTAAATGATTTATCATTGGAAATAAAAGAATATCATAATATATTATCTTATAATATAAATGAATTAAGTATTCCAGATAAGTACAAAACATATAATGTACCAGAATTGAATAAATTAATTCAAGATATAACTAATATAGATAAAAGAAAGAAAGAGTATCATTTAAAAATGGAAGCTCTTAAAAATGAAAGAACTAACATAACAGAAAGTATAGAAATTATAAAGAGGAATAATACTATCTTAGAAATAAAGAAGGAAGAGATAGAACATACTTCTAAAGAACTTGTAGGATTTATGAATGATAAAGAGATTATTGGAAGATGTAAAGAAATAATAGAAAAACATATTCCAATACTTTTATTAGATAATAACCTTAAGTTCATACAAGATATCACAAATGAAATATTATCTGAAAATAATATACCTATCCAAGTAGAGATTATTATAGATAATACAACTATAGTAATACCTTGTACAGTAGAAGATACTACTGTTCCAGATGCATCTATGCTGTCTGCTGGGGAAACTTGTTTAATAAGTTTACTATTAAACGCATCTATATTACATCTATTAGGATATAATATATTATGTCTTGATGAAATAGATGCAAACTTAGATGTAGATAGAAGAAAGCAATTTAATAATATCGTGGTATCTATAATGAGCAAATTAGACATAGACCAGATATGTTGCATCAGTCACAACATCAGTAGTACTATAGATAGTGCAACTATAGTACAGATAGGAGAGTTCAGTAATGATTTCTTATCAACTGATATATTATATATAAATAGGAGGTAGAATTGAAAATAATGGCAGAAACTCAAAAATTTAAACCGAAAGTATTAAATGATGATGAAATTAAGGATTTACTTATTCGTGTTAATCAGTTATGTATAGACCTTAAGAATGTCTATTATAATTATAATGATAATGTGATAACTGATTTTGAATACGACCAGCTTGAGCAAGGATTCAAGATAGCTGATAAGTATAATAAACATACTAATTGGGATAAAGAAGTCTCATTTAATGTATTATTAACACCAGGACTTCCAGTAGATGCATTACAAGTTGAAGATATATCACAATATAAGCTATATGTTAGACAGTGCTATAATACGATTAAACCAATGTTGGGACATCTAGTGTTACAAAGTATGGAAAAAGCTAACGCAGAATTGAAAGCATTATTAGATAAATACGGTATAAAAGAAGAGGAGTTAGAAGATGAATAATTCGGATATTATAAGAAAGTATCAGTTTGTAAGAATTAATAAAGCTATGGGGTTTTGTTCTAATGGACAAATAGGACTTCTATTTAATAACTCACAGCTTAAAGTAGATACACTTGCTAAAATGGCAGAGGGTTTAAACCACTTCTTAGAATATTATTATCATAACGATAATGATATATATGAAGAAATTGGACACTATATGTTTATGAAGATTCTTTATATAAACCAAGATATAAAGAATCATTTGGTAGATAATATAGAAAACTATAAGATAAATAGAGAATATCTTATATCTAAATATGTGGCTATAGATGACCATATAATAGAATATATCTGTAGATATGTAAAAGCATGTTCTAAAATAGATATAGATGAATCAGAAGCTACTACAGAAATAACTCTTCGTAATACAGATTGTGCTATAATACATACTTTATCTGTATTTATAAAACTTGCATACGTATTATTAAATCAAATACGTGGAGATAAAAAGTTTGAAGAAATACTTGCAGAACATATAGATACTATTATCTATAAAATAATAAAAGCTTCTGAACATTATTTTGAATATCCAGATGGGTTTGATATAGACATAGAGCATAATCATATAATAAACTTTATGTATGAACTTTATAGAAGAGACTGGAATAAACAAAATAACTCATTCCAAATAAAGTTTGAAGAAGTAGGAAGAGACGTAGTAAAACTTTCATTATCTAGTATGGTAAGAGTATTCTCTTCATTGAGAAAATATGTACCATCTCTTATAGATATGAATAATCCAAAATATAAGACATCTGAAGATGTAGATACTTCTACTGTATATTGGACTATAGATAAAGACTGGACAGAATTTGCACTTGTAAATAAAAACTTAGTCGGATATATCCGTACTACTACTATGAAAATAATGAAACGTCAAGATGCAAAAGCAACATTAGCTAATATAAACTTGCCAGACTTTATGCAAGATGTATCTTCAGATGATAGTTTTGTACATAAAGAACATGCTTTATATTATGATAAAAAGAAGTTTATGTATGAAGCGTGTAAATCAACTACTATAAAAGTGTTTGAAGAGGCTCTTAAAGCATTGAAGACATTAGATAAAGAGAAAAGTATAGATGTATCTATCTTAGGATTATTCTCATTATCTAAAGACCATGCTTTAAATCAATTCATACTTACAAAAATATTATTAGCTCTTACCGGAGATAGTAGAATATACTTAGACCAATTAGGAGTATTCTCTAAGTTTATATTATTGCTATTCTATGAAAGAGTAATAAGAAGTAAAGAGTTATCATTTATGCACGAAGTTGCACAATGTATGATAATGACACCTACTATCAGCTGTATGTTTGATGAGAAGAATGTGGATGAAACATTAAAAGAATTAAATATAGGAGATGTAAATCTTCAAGAGTTCTTTAAGATAGCTCCAGTATATGTCAGAGAAGAATATACAATATATCCGGATTTAGGAGTTATGTTAGACTTCTATAGCTTTATGCTTAATCCATCTAGAATACGTAATTTATTATATCCAGATAAGTATGAAGTAGAAGACTTAAATGCAGAAGAACCTAGAGATGGAGATGCTAATGAATATGAACGTCCTATACTAGAAGAATGTATGAAAGAGGTTGAAAATGGATTTAAAACAAAGCTTTAATTTATTTCTAGACTTTGTCAGAACAGAGCTTAGAGGTAAAGGAGGATATTATACAGAATGGATAAAAATAGACGGAGATAGAATATGTGATGAATGTCCGCATCATAAAAGACGTTCGCTTTATATATTAATGAAAGAAGGTTACTTACCATTCTTAAAATGTTTCCGTATATCTTGTACTATAAAGAGATATATCACTAAAGCTGATTTCCTTAGCTTCGGATTTACAAATATGGAGGCTATTAAATGTTTACTGGAAGACTCTATATCTTATAATGCTAAATCAGAAAAAGATATAGGGTCTACAGTACCCTTAGTTATATCTGACTATGCCTTATCTAAAGACCAAGCTGATTATTTTGAAGCTAGAACTAATATATATCC